TAAAAACCTATGGTTGCGATAGCGGCGAACCAGTTCGTTACGCAACCATGAAAGAAGCTGAAAAATCTATCGAAGAAAACAGAGAAGATTGGTTAACATATTTTGGAGTAAAGGAGTAAAGTATGGCCGGCAATACGATTGGTGGTAAGAAAGCCGCCGCAAAAAATCTAGCAAGCAATCCAAACTTTTACGCAGAAATTGGACGAAAAGGTGGCTCAGCTACTTTTGCAAGTCATGGAAGTTATAAGGGATTTGCGCAAGATATTGAATGCGATTGCGACCTAATTGACGGTCCTCACTTCGTGAAGAAGTGTGCTGGCAAAAAAGGCGGTCGCATAAGCAAACGTAAGTAAACGGGTACAAATCATACCCAGTTGAAACCAATTTCCCCACTTGGGAAAAATGGTTTAGAACATTAACATCGACCGCAGAACTGGACAGATGATATGCACAACCTCTATTCTGGTGCACTATATTCTAGCTAGACGTAGTGTTCGACCGAAAAACCGTGAAACGTTGTGAGTCGGCTCCTATAACCGCAGTGCAACGTGTATCGTCTGTTCAACTGATAGCATCAAATTGGTACCGTAGAAGTAGCTACGGTAGGTGTCGATAACCTTGGTGCTATCAACTGGCGACATCAAAACCTTAAAGTAATTAACTAATGATATACACTTTGGTGTCGCCTTGTCCCAGTTCTGCGGTTGAAATTAGAACGTATAACTAAATAGGAGGGATTGTATGTTTTCAATACATCCAATAGAGGTGATGTGGGCACAAGCCCCATCAGATATTAAAGTGCGTTTAGCTCTTAGCCTTATAGTAGAAATACTTAAAATATCAGATGGCGGGCGTGCAGAGGTTACCCTTGATGATGGCAAATATGAGATTAAACTTAATAAGTTAGACTGAGAAACGAAATGGAAACATTAGTTTGGATTTTACAAGTAGTACCGCACGCTATTTTTATCACTGGCTTAATCGTAGCTGGACATTGGGCAATTAAAAAAATCATTAAGGCAGTAAAAGAATACGACAATGCCTAGAATTAAATCAGCAAAGCGTTACAAAATATGGGGAACTAGGGGCTTCTGCTGTAAGTTTGAAGACGGATGTAAAGCTGCATATGTAATCGCTAATCGAGTATTCCGTAGAAAAACTCGACAATATCTTAAGCTTGTTAAAAATGGAAGAGAGATAGAATAATGACCCCTAAAATCGAATGGTGCAATTGGGTGTTTGAGTACGTAGACAAGAACAAATGGATTGTAAAACGCGATTGTTGCGATGACGAAATATTGCTTGTCCGAGGCGATAGTAAAAACTGGAAAGCCTACCAAGCATCACTAAAGCCGTATCCATTAGGAGACTACCCTGACGCTGCCTCAGCGTGTCCTAATTGCGGCAAGTTTGTGAACGGCGTCAATCCATATGACGACGGCGAAACGTGGATGAAATAACGAATATCAACTAAACCACTAATTTTGTGGACATAGATAAAGGAGATCAATTCATCATGACACGCAAAAAAGCCAAGTCAAGTGAACCGACACAAAAACCTAAGCTAGTATTCCCGTGGGCAGCTGAGGACGGCTATTTCAATGGTGATATGTTTGAAGACTGGCTCAATTCAAAGCTCGATCCTGACGATCCATACTTTAAGTTGCAGCGAATGATCAAAGCCAGAGAGACAGCCATTTATAGCCAGTTCGTAGATGAAGCTACCAGGATATTAAAAAAATCAGTGTTGGACAGAGGGAGGGTCTAATGATTTACGAAGTAAAAGTTCGAGTAGTACAGGAAGGTACTGTATTTGTTGAAGCTGAAACTCAAGATGAAGCCAAAAAGGCTGCCACGAGGGATAGTGTTGTATCGAAACCAGGTTTTGCAGACACTATAGAGTACTACGCCGATGAGATTTATAACGCTGATAGCACTGTTGATAAATCAGAGATTGAAATTATCAAGGCGGAGGACGTGCTATGAAGAAAATGAAGTCTAAGATTGACTGGAACAATGTAGTCGCTTTTATAATGATGATTTTAGCAATTGCTGTGGGGTCTCTGGTTATTCCTTGGATGCTGCAAGATGTTGAACACAGTAGGAACGTCGAAGCTCGTTGCAAGTCGCTTGGTGGTCAAATGGGCTATTCGAAATGCTACAAGGATGGAAAGGAAATCTAAATGAAAATCATAGCAGAAAATCCAGCTGAAGAAGCACTGTTGTGGCGTATTAAAGCCTTAAGCGATGAGATAGTGCGTCAAGACAATCGATACACTAGTATGCCGGTGTGGACGATCCTAGATAACAACAAAGCCGGCAAAGATTATGGCGCGGTTATGTACTTTACTGGCAAAGCTGCCGAGCAGCATATCAAGGAAAACGATCATCATTATGATAATCCAATGATATCTGTTCGTAGCGCTCACGACAATCGAGAATTAAAAGACATTGTTCACTTGCTTATCCTAGCTGGTGGTAATGAAATACCAAGTAACCATTATGGAGTTTTGAGAGATGTGTGATATTAACTTCCGCGTTTGGGACAATCTAGAAAAGGCTTATCTTAACGAGAAAGACATAACTATAGACAGTCTGGGCAATATATTTATAATTGAGGGATACGATCACAATGACTCCGAGCTATGGTATGCGCGAATTTTACCAGACCCAGACAACAAGCGGCATATTATCGAGCAATGCCCATGGCTAAAAGACAAGAATGGCAGAGAGATTTACCAGGGTGATACCTGTTCTTTTACTAGCAAAACTGGTAAACATGTGGGTGTAGTAGAGCGGTCAGGTGATTTAGCTAGTTTCGGATTACGAATGATCAAAAACAACTTCTTATACACTTTCTCCGAGCTTGACACTATGGGAATTGACCTTGACACTTTGGAAGTTGCTGGTAATATTCACGAAAATCCTGAACTTTTGGAGAAGGAGGAGAAATGAAAATAAATAAGATAGTAGAGTTACAGCGTGATAACCAGAGATATGTTGAGCGGGTTAATAAACTTTTAGAAAAGCCGAAAGCTCACAGTATTCTTCACTGTCTGGGTGTGTATCCTGAAGAGCTACAGTACTCTCTACCTGCACCAGTAGATGTGGATTTGATATATAGACTTATCGGGTATGTTGAGGAATGTGAAAGAGCGGCTAAAATCGAAGCTCTCGACGAAGTTTTAGACTATTGTATAAACCACGCTCCAGGCTGTAACCCAAATAAGATGTATGAATATGTTAAAGGCAAGGTGAATAATGAAAGATAAGTCATCTATAGTAATAGAAACTAGCCATGCACCTACGCCTCGTCCGTATATTGTAGACGTTATTCATATGCCATATAGAACTCTCGATAAGAAAGTTCTTACAGTCTACATCATAAAATATTCAGACGGTAGCATTTATCATTTTAAGAAAGACGAAAGGGAAGGTGTTCAAAATGAAGGACGATAACGATGCGGATATAGCTGTCATATTGCTTTTTGTCGTGGCAGTCACCTGTATAGGGCTTGTAATATCCAGACAGGAGGAAAACAAGAAAGCGCTAAAAGTAAAAAGAGAAACTGAGACTCAAGTTTGCCAGAGAGTTTTCGGTAAAGATTATGTATATCAAATACCAAAAACTATACACGAAACACCCTATTGTCTAGGAAACGACGGTGTGCGTAAATACCTGAAGAGAGATGAGTATGGAAACATTAATCAATAGATGCCCGTCAAAGTCATATATGGATAATTCAATAGTGTGTGATAAATGCGGAAAAACTATTATAAGAGATGATGTATATGGCTATGGTCATGCTTGCCCTGTGCATCTGGAAGAGATAAATCAGCAGATTGACAAGATGTATAATCCCTATGTTGCAAACCCAGAAAAACTACAAATAAGGCGCAATTTACGTGATTATGCTAACGCTCTATACAATCCAGAGCCCCTATTCTCTTCTAGAGATTATCCTAAAAGATTAAGCTAAAAATTGATAATTCGGAGAAAGATATGAGTAAAAATACTATAGTAGGCTTTCGGCCGTCAGGTAGATTGCATTTAGGGCATTATGTTAGCGTGATAAAGCCAGCAATAGAATACAAGGCAGATATCCTGATAGCTAAACACCATGCGCCACTGTCAGAACCTGAATATGAGGAGCGAGCATTGAGCGTACTCAGAATGTTTAAGTTGGGTAGTCAAGTTGTCGAGCAGAGATTAGATGTCGCTTTACTAGCTAAGCTGCTAGCCGTAACACCTAGCCACCTACTGAATGCTATGCCGCAGTATAAAGCTAAAGAAAAGACCGCGCTAATGTACATATATCCAGTGATGATGGCTCTAGATATTGCAGGTTACGATAGAGTAATCGTTGGCGAAGATCAGCGTCCTCATATCGAATTCGCAAGAGATATCCTGCCGCGGGTTGGATTGAAGTGTCCAGATCCAATTTATACAAAATCCAAGATTATGGACTTAAGACATCCTGATCGTAAAATGAGTAAGTCTGAGCCAAAGTCGTGTTTATTCCTAGATGATGAAGATTATGAGCGCAAGATCATGAAGGCGGTCACTGACGTCAAAGGACTATCAAATTTGAGAAACATATACATAGAGTTGGGTGGTCGGTCTGATATTGAAAACATGAGTAACTACGATCTAAAGCGAGCGATTGTAGAATTATATAAAAGTCTCAATCTTTACTAAAAGATAATCCGCCCTTTCAAGGCGGATTGTATCTCACAACTAGCGACTTTTGAAGATTTCTATCGGATCCGTAAATATGATATAATTTAATTAACTCACAAGACGCGGGCGACTAGCGAGGATGTTGGTTATGTCCAAAACTACAGCCAAAAGCAAGCCTGAGTCTTCTAAAAAGCCGCCTACAAAAACACCTAAAAAGAACGGGCGTCCTACAAAATACTCTGATAAACTAGCAGATAGAATATGTCAGAAAATAGCAGAAGGCTATTCGGTACGATCTATATGCAAAGAAAAAGATATGGTCTCTATGCAGACACTTTTTCGATGGTTACGAGAAAATGATAAGTTTCGTGAGCAATACGCGCATGCATGTGAAGAACGATCATACGCACAAGCTGAAGAGATTATTGATATTGCAGATAACGCTACTAACGACTATATGGAGAAGTTGGAAGGCGATGGATATATATTCAATAGCGAGAATGTTCAGAGGTCACGTTTAAGAATCGACACGCGTAAGTGGCTGATGTCTAAGATGAATCCAAAAGTTTACGGCGACAAGTTGGATATGACTACAAACGGTAATGACATAGGAGTAGCTCTAAGTGCAAAGCAAGCAGAGCAACTACTTAAAGCCAGAGCAGACCGTCGGGATTCTTAGAGAAATTGCAGATAACGGCTCTTTTGCTGAATACTGCATTGCTATAGATCCAAAGTACCAACTGGAGTGGTTCCATGCCGAGATTGCTAAGGAGTTAGAGCAAGGATATCGTCGGTTGCTAGCGGGCGAAGATGTCCGATTGATGATTTTCATGCCACCGCGACACGGCAAAAGCGATACAGCCACGCAGAAGTTTCCGTCGTGGGTGTTAGGAAAAAGCCCAAACATTCCTATCGTAGTCTCATCTTACTCTGCAGAGCTTGCGTCAGATTTTGGACAAAAAACTAGGGATATAATGCAATCCGCTACTTACAACAAGATGTTTTCTACACGCTTACGATCAGACGCTAGAGCAAAAGGTCGCTGGATTACAAAAGAGGGTGGCGGTTATACCGCCGTTGGTGTTGGTGGGGCGTTAACTGGGCGTGGATTCAAAATTGGTATTATCGACGATCCATTTAAGAACCGTGAAGAAGCAGATAGTTTTGTAATCCGCGAAGCCCGCGACGGCTGGTATAAATCAACCTTCTCAACACGTGAGGAAGGCAACTCAATGATCGTATTTATTCTTACGCGCTGGCATGACGATGATCTAGCTGGTCGTGTTCTTAAAGCATCACGAGAAGCTAAGGCTAGAGGTGAAGCATACGATGATTGGAAGATAATCGAATATAAAGCTATTGCTATTGAAGATG